CGCCACTGTTGCAGATGCCTGCAATGGAACTTCAATAGCTACCAAGAGCGTTCCATAGGATGAACTGATATTGTTTGTACTATCAATGTAATCATCCATAAGAGTTAACCCAGCAGCAGGAATTGGAATCCTGTATGTTGTTAATTTCATTGCAGTCATCAAACGAGGCTCAATTCGTATAGACCAGTTGATGTTATCACCAGAAAATTCGACTACGGCTGATGAGACCTTATTAATGTCGAATGATGCCGGTAATAATGTACCAACTGCTGGCGTGTCATACACACCTGGAAGAACAATAAAACGTAGTTTGACTCGATGGAAATGAGTCATATAGCAATCAAAATCGAAATTTAAATTAGCTATCCACTGTTTGAACAGTGTTGTTAACCACGCTTGATGCGTAAGATACGCACCCGATGTTACTCCAAATGGATTAAGCTGTATAAGATTGAGTGAACGTTTATAGACCACGAAACGCGATGGCATGGCGATACTAACATTGAAAGTCGAAATTATATTCGGAACTTTCATTATAGCTTCATCCGTCTTTTCTTCGATTTCTGATCCAATTGGACGTTCTTGTGCATCAACCCCACCAGACTTATTGATGGTGATTTCATGTCATTCGAAGACCCCTTCGCTCGTTAAAGCATCGGAGGCCGGTTTCCATTTAATGGCACGCACAGGCTTATCGGATACCGGTTTCGATAATCCAAAAGCCCCTGCCAACGAAGAACCCAATTTCAACAATGGAGCTGCCACTGCTGCAGCCTCCCCAATACCTGGTATCGCACTAGCAACCATAGCTAGCTTTGACGTGGTACTAAGAAGACCGCTTATTGTACCCTTTTTCTGCATTTGTGTGCTTTCTGTCGCAGGTGCACCAGATTGCTTTGGTTTACCTTTAGACTGTTTTACTGGAAGTTCATTTTCTTTCAACACGAAAGTAGTTTTTGAATCACTTTCGTTGTACTTAGTAACATACTGCAAAATACGTTCCCTCAAGAATGAGGCAGGTACTTTGGGTATGGAATTCACTGGATACTGTAGTTTCAGCGACTCTTTGTCGGCTGAAATATATGCTTTCACATTTACCCTATTACCAGAAGATGGCGTAAGGCGTGAAAGAATTACAGTACCAACTCCTCCCTGCCCGGATAACAAATCCCTTGCAAATACTGGACTAATCCATGGTACATGCATTTTCATTGAAACCGCAGTAGTTAATGACTGTTGTAAGTTAGGAACTTGCGACAATTGCAACAAGGACTGAGTCCTCGAAGCTAATTGTTGTAGATTGATGTCAGGAAAATACGATAACATTACACCTCCAACCACAGTGGGCAATGTTGTAAATTCAAG